GGTAATACAACGTATTATGCTTGCTCAGATGGAACAGACTTTGAAATAGGTCTTGGAACCTACTCAAATTTAAGCACAGGGTTTATTACTAGAACAACTATTCTAACAAGCTCTAATAGTAATGCTGCTGTAAATTGGAGTGCAGGCGAAAAAGATATTTTTGTTACACTTCCAGCAGATAAAGCTGTTATTGAAGATGGCTCTAACGATATTAGTGTTGGTGGTAATATAGCCGTTGGCGGTACAGTAGATGGCAGAGATGTTGCAACAGACGGAACTAAGCTTGATGGTATTGAGGCTTCTGCCGAAGCAAATCAAACTGATGCTGAAATAAAAACATCCTATGAAAACAACGCTGATACGAACGCACTTACTGACGCTTTGCTCACTAAATTAAATGGCGTTGCCGCAAGCGCGAACAACTATACCCACCCTAATCACTCAGGGGAAGTTACGAGTACCGCAGACGGTGCAACAGTTATTGCCGATAATGTAGTTGATGAAGCAAATTTAAAAGTAAGTAACACGCCAACTAATGGTTATTTTCTTTCAGCGCAATCAGGCAACACTGGCGGTTTGACTTGGGCAGATGCTGGTCACTACAACAATGCAGATGTAGATACCCATTTGAATGTTTCGGGCGCACAAACGAATGAAGTTTTGTCTTGGAATGGTTCAGATTATAACTGGACAAGTGTAGGTGCAAACCAAGCTTTAGACACAACTTCATCCCCAACTTTTTCAACGCTTAATGTCACAAATACAGTTACAGCCGATACTTTTAACGCTACTTCAGACGCAACTTTAAAAACAAATATTGCGCCAATAGAAAATGCCTTGGCTATCCTAGAGAAAATAACAGGCGTGTCTTTTGATTGGAAAAATCATCAAGGCAGTGCCGAGGGTGTTTTAGCGCAAGAAGTAGAGCAAGTATTGCCCAACGCAGTAAATACAGATGAACAAGGTAAAAAATCAGTTAGCTACAACAATTTAGTCGGTGTTTTGATTGAGGCTGTAAAGGGTCAACAGGAGCAAATTAATAAGTTAAAGGATAGGTTGAATGGGCTTTCAACTTAGTGGCACAACTTGGATAGACAGCAACGGTCATTTTCAGCAAGGTTTTAAATCTGTTAATGGAACTACACTAGCGGGTTCAGGAAATATTACAACTGGGCCTAGCAGTGTTGCAAGTTTTGGAACTAATTGGAACGTTATTGGATGCCTGACAATTGGTTATAATTCAGCCACCTACACTTATAACACTGGGGGTGTTTTTGTGGATAACGGCCTTTATAATAATGGATATACAAGAAGAGGTCCAGAGCCTAATCAAAATGTTGCAGCCTCAGATATATACCAACCAACTTATACTGGGCAAAATAATTATGTATTTTATAGCTATTACGCGCAAAAACAAGGCTATATTCAATCACCGAATGGACACAGTGGACTTTCTGCGGGAACTTGGAAAAGCCTCACTCCTGGTCACGAAGACCAGAGTTATACTTGGCATCCTTACAACCTTTTTATAAGGGTGTCATAATGAGCTTTCAAGTAAATGGCGTAACAGTATTAGATATGAATAGAACTTTCGCGTCTAGTGCTTTTGGAAAAACTGTTAACTCGCAAAATATAAGTGGAACTGGCGATGTTGAATTTCGAAGAGGAGGGGTAACGGCTGACCATGTTGTGGGCGATTACTTGCTTTGTGGTCATACTGCTATGTCTGGCTCTAATGGTTGGGCGCTTTCAACTTTTGCCGCAGGGGCAACTGTTGCGGGTTCAGGAATGATATATAAAAATGATAACCCTGTTGGTTGGTCGATGGGAGGTTGGGCAGGGGTTGCAGTTTGGAGCGCTACAAGCACTGCTATTGATACAAATATAAATGTTGGGGGAACTTGGCGTGTTTGTGTTGTAGGTGCAAATGGCTATCAAATACAAGGCGCAGTAAAACAATCAATATTCTTTGCGAGGATTTCGTAATGGGTTTTGAAGTTAATGGCCTACCAGTTTTAAGTAATACCTACGGTTTGGCAAATTATACAAATACTTTCAAAACTCTAACAGGGCAATCACTGTTAGGGTCTGGCAATATTCAAGATACTGGCGCGGGTTCTTTGAAATATAACGAAGTCGGCACTTATACGTTTGCCCAGACACTTGGGACTTTAGGCACGCAACGTGCAACAGTCGCGGGAAGTAGTTTTCTATCGCATTATGACTCTCGATTTGGGGGTTATGCTTGGCCTGTGCAATCAAGTGCGGGTAGCTTGTCAAATATTCATTATGCCTCAGGAACTTGGGCGCTTAAATGTTTAATTAGTTCACCTAACAGTGGTGGAAGCGGGTCATTATTTATTAGGATTAGTTAAATGCCATCATGGACAATACAAGAAGTAAAAAACGCAAAATCATTAAATGAAGACAATAGCCATTTCGATTTAGAAATGAACCACCCAGAATTTGGATGGATACCTTATACTTTAAGACCAGACGACCCAGATGGCAGTATAAGCAACGAAGAATTATTATCTATGATTGGCTCAGATTATGCAGCATATGTGCCGCCAACTTCGGAAGAAATTATTGCAGAGCAAGTGGCGGCGGCAAGAGCAGAAAGAGATAGGCAGTTAACCCAAAATGTTGACCCTTTGGTTTCTAATAGCTTGCGTTGGAATGATTTAACTGACGAACAAAAAACAATTTGGACAGATTACCGAACGGCATTGCTTGGCGTTCCACAGCAATCAGGCTTTCCGCAAAATATCAACTGGCCTACTCCACCGAGTGGCTACAGATAAATGTTTGGTTTATATCCACTATCAGGAGCCGCACTTGGCGATGTGGGTGTATCAGGCTTATCGTTTGTATTTAACGGTGTAACAGCACAAAGCCCTACTGTCGGACAAGCTGTAGTAAGCGTAAATAATGAGATGGGGCTTGTTTACACGCCAAGTGCTCCTGTTATTCCTAACTTACAAGTTTTTGAAGATGAGAATTTTGCACCGCCAGATGTTTTTACTGGGTCTGTTAGAATTGATAATGCTCCAGTAACAATAAATACTGATGTAACTTTTAATTTTAACCTTGGTGCGCCAATAGTAGATAGCGCAACGGTAACTAAACAATTTAATTTTACGGCAAACGATGTAGAGGCGCAAAACCCAACAGTTGGTAATGCTACTGTCACAGAAAATATTAATATAAATTTCAGCGATATTTCAACGCAGAACCCAACAATATCAAATCTTGTTTTTTATTATGAATATCAAATAGAGCCAGAAATTACCTTTGGTTCACCTACAGTTGATACGGCAACAATAAATCAGTTTTTAAATTTTAATTTAAGTTTAACTTTTGGCCCATTAACTGTAGACAGGATGAGGTTTAAGTTTTCGGAAATAAATGTTCCGCCAAAAGTATATAATCAAATTACCGTACCAGCTAAAAATTATACTGAACAAATTGATGCAAGCTAGAATATGGACGAAAACTATATAACATGATATAAAGCACGAAAGGAGTTTTAATTATGCCAGTAACAGTAACTAAGCCAACCGTTGGCGGCTCTCAAGATACATGGGGCGCAACCCTAAATGCAGCGCTAGATACATTAGCTAATGTTTTGAATGGTAATGCTACTAAAGTTCAACCTAATCTCGATAATTTAGTAATAGATAGTGTTACAGTCACTGCTACTCCAGATGAGTTAAACAAACTTGATGGTTTTACTGGCACTTTCGATGATTTAAATAAAACCACGCTTTTTCTAAATGGTGCATCCGCTGGCTCTACTAATAATAGTAAAGCGGTAGTTTATAGCTCTACTGGTGGTATTAAGTATGGCTATTGGACTATTATAGAAGATGGTGGAAGTTTAAAATTTATGAACGGAGCAAACCCAAGAATGAGCCTCGATAGTAGTGGCAATTTAACAGTTTACGGAAATGTTACAGCATATGGAAGCCCATAAATGGCGTTACAAACAACAGGATCAATATCATTAAACGATTGTCATGTTGAAATAGGATCAACAAGTGGAACAACGGTTTCACTAAATGATACTGATATGAGAGATTTAGCTGAAATAAGTTCAGGAGCTATTTCGTTAAATGATTTTTATGGTGCAAGTAATTTAATTACTGGAACATTATGGACATTTAATCCGACACTTAATGTTGGTGGAAATGGGTATTATTACACATCAGGCATAAGGGTTTCAGATTTTGTTTCATCGGGATTTGCAAATGGCGACACTCTAAAAATTAGATCAGATACTTACGTCCAAGCTTACTCGATTTCTGTAGCCGCTTTAATTGTTGATATGCCCTGCACAATTTTAAATGAAGGAAGAATTGTGGGTAAAGGTACTGAAGGCGGTAACAGTTATTCAACTGGACCAGACCTATACGTTGGAATGAATTACCAGAACCCAAATGGTGCGGCGGCGGGTCCTGCAATTAATGTTACGTCAACAGGCGTGACAATCGTTAATCAGCCTTATGCGTTTATAGCAGGCGGCGGCGGTGGTGGCGGTGTCGGTTGGACTTCAAGCTCTTCAAATGCAGGAGGCGGCGGAGGAGCAGGCGGCGGAGATGGAGGTCAAGGATCAGCACCTACGGCTGTAGGGGGAACTGTATCAGCAAGTGGCGGCAGTGGCGGCGGTACAAATGGCGATGGTTCTAGAGGTGCAACTACTACTGGATATAATTATGGTGGCTACGGTGGCGGGTCTGGCGGTGGCGGCGCATCAATTACAGCTTCAACTCCACTAGGTGGTGGTGGCGGAGGCATGAAATTGTCAGGTTTAGGTGGGTCAGGTTCTGATGGAACTGTTTTTGGAGGAACGACTATAGGAAAAGGCGGTAATGCTGACCTTGCAGGTTCAGGAATTGGTGGTGGGGTCACAAACACATCAGGCGGAGGTGGAGGCTACGGTGCAACAGGGGGTACAGGCCAAGGCGGTTACGCGGGGGGTCTGGGGGGTCCTGCTATCACAGGAACTGCTCGAACTGTTACAAACAATGGATCAATTTACGGCTCAACATAATGGCAAGATATATATACGCACATAAAGCATACGAAACTGTTACTAAAGTTCAGGAAGCAGTGACGGCTTTCAAGACAAGACTTGATAATAACCCAACCGACTGGTGTGGTGTAAAACCGTTAATAGATAGTCAAGTTATTTCTATACCAGAAGATAATTCTGAACCAATAGAGACAGCAGAAGACACTATTGTAAAATCAACATCAACTAACATCCAATCAGTTCGAACATATCAATATGGCGATGCTTTAAGTGATGAAGAAATTAATGCTTTGGGTGGAGAAAGTGAAAAATATTACAACGTATTTGCAGTCCATGACGGGTCAAACTTCACACATATTTCAGAAGTAGAAGTTGTTGAGAAGGTTTTGCAAATGCGAACTTCATACGCAAAATGGAGACAGGTTGACAAATATTATGACACTCAAGTTTCTGAAGGTGAAGATAGTATTGAAATAAATGTGTCTAATGAGGACATGACAAAATATGTTTAATAAAGGAATAAATTTATGCCCTATGTTCCTATAAAATTACCAGCAGGGTTTTATAAAAATGGCACAGAGTACCAGTCATTAGGACGGTGGCATGATGGTTCATTAGTGAGGTGGTTAGACGGAAGTTTGCGCCCTGTTGAGGGATGGACGGAGCGCAAAACTTATTTCTCCAATAACCCAGTAAGAGGAATGCATACTTGGCAGGCAAATAATGGTAATGCTTGGATTGCCGCAGGAAGCGCAAATGAGCTTATAGCTATGACAGGTGGCGGCACTGTTTATTATATTACTCCTGATGATTTAACGGCTGGGGTTATTAATTCAGAAGTTTCAACGGGTTATGGGTTTGGCCCTTATGGAACGGGCTACTGGGGCCAACCCAGACCAGTATCAAGTGATCAAGTGCCAGTAGAATCCACCACTTGGCAATTTGATAATTTTGGAGAGGAACTAGTCGGAGTTCATAGCACTGATGGGCGCATTTGGAATTGGGATTTAACTACGACTATAGGTTCTGAGTTAGTTGTTAATGGTGATTTTTCGGCAAATACTAACTGGACAAGCGAAATAGCTTTTAGCAATGTGTCTAAATTTTGGAATATTGCTAGTGGTGTGGCTAGTTTTACTAGATTAGAAGCTACAATAGATACTACAAAAGAAGGTTACTTTATTTCTCCTAACGCTCACAACAACGGTAATTACGACCATATAGATATAAATGCTAATCTTTTTAGGGCTTCGCCTAACAGATTTATAGATGGCTACACAGTAAAATACAGAAACGGTGGCGGCACTGACATAGGTGGTTTAGTTAATGATACAAATTACTTTATAGTTAATTCTTCGGGAGTTCTTCCAAGCGGTAATGATTTTCAGATTTCCGCAACATCAGGTGGTTCGCCGATAACCTTAAATCATGTTGATCAAAGTACATTTAACGCCAATGACGCAACTTCCACAATGGATGGAGTAGATTACGAAAACAACAGAATTTATACAGCTCATGTGTTTTCAGAAAATGACCCAGTTGTATATAATAGAGATTACATAGCCTCTGGAGCAACAGGCAACGAAAGGGTTATAAGTGGGCTAACGGAAGGCGGAGAATATTTTGCTGTTGGAGTTCAGCAGGGAGTTGTTACTGGTGGAACTATTACTTCAAATACTAGTTTTCAATTAAGCGCAACATCAGGCGGAGCGCCAATAGATATAGAAAAAGATGGCCACGAAATTCCAGCCGATGCTGCTTATAGTCCGTCAAACACTGTAACGGTAACAGTCGTTAATGTGGGCGGTGCTAATGTGTTTGCTATGAATGGCGCAGTTCAAGCTGAGTTAGAGTTAATAAAGGGAAACGCATATTGGTTTGATAATTTCGATGCTTCTAACCAAGGTCACCCCATAATTTTTAAGCATAATGGTGTTCAGTATACTTCGGGAGTTAGCTCTAGCGGCTCTGCGGGGTATGGTTCTTCATATGTTTATTTTGATATTCCTATGAATGCCCCAGATAACCTGACATACAGTTGTTCAGTTCATGGCGATGCAATGGGTGGAAATATCACAACAATAACTAACAGTAGTAGTGCTGGTTATCCCGTAGTTACCTACACTTCTAATATTATTGATACATTTACGCCAAATTCTTTGTACATGGATGATCAAGTAGAATATAAAGTTTTGACAGGTGGAGCGGCAATAGATGGGCTTGTAGATGGAACCGTTTATTTTGTAGAACAAAGCTTTGGGCTTGGTGCTATTTCATTAAGTGCTACTTTGGGTGGCGCTCGAATTAATTTAACTGAACCTCCCGAAGCAAAATTCGACGCAAGCGATGCAACAATAGTTGATATAGCAAATAATAAAATTATTCATCCAAACTCTTTTGCTGATGGCATGAAGGTTTATTACAACAAGGGTAATGGAGCGGTTATTGGTGGTTTAACGCATAATGCCGACTATTTTATAGTTAACAGAACAGCTAGTGAATTTCAGCTTTCAGCTACTTCTGGCGGAGCGCCAATTTCTTTAACATCTTTGGGTATAAGTGGTAATACCGCAAAACACTTAATTAGAAAGCGTCTTGGTCAGCATCAATTAAATGCAGTTATGGGAACAACCAATACAATTAGAAAAAATCTTGGGTCAAATCATACCTTGTCAGTAATAGATAATGGAACTGCTATAGAGCAAAACGTTACTGGTTTAGTTCCTTCACCAGATAGTCAAGACAGCCACGATATAACTTGTACTTTAATTGATCCACAAAATGATCCTACATGGAACTCTGGGTCAGGAGTTAGCGCTCAATTAAAGGTAACAGGAATTTCTACTGGAACTATTGTGCTTCAAACAGATTTGTCCTTGGGCGTAAATCAATTTAGATTTGGTGCTGACGATGCAAATGTAAAAGTAGAAGTGACACCAAATTCTGGATCACGTCATTTTGACATTGATAACATAAGTTTAAAGAAAGTGACGGTTGCGGAACCGATAACAAATGCACCTATAAGTAATAAGGGAGTTCTGGTTACAGAAGAAAGATTTATATTTGCTTTAGGAGCAGGCGGTAACTCCAGAAAAGTTCAGTGGTGTGATAAAGAGGATAAGGTTGCATGGTCGCCATCAGCCACAAATGAGGCAGGAGATGTAGAGCTTGCCACAAGTGGGCAAATTATGTGTGGAGTAAAGACAAGAGGCGTTACTCTAATTATTACTGACACCGATGCCCATGTAGCGCAGTATATCGGCCCACCTTATGTTTATGGATTTCAAAAAATTGGCTCAAACTGTGGGGCTATTTCCCGTCTTGGTTCAGTGTCTACTGACGTAGGCGCATTTTGGTTTGGCATGGAAAACTTTCATTATTTTGATGGTAACAGCGTTCAAACACTAAATTGCGATGTGCATGACCATGTATTTGGAGACTTTAACGCTTCTCAGCAATCAAAAATCTGGGGAGTAGTTAATGGCGCTGATAATGAAATTTGGTGGTTTTATTGTTCGGGCGAAGCTACAGAAATAGACAGATATGTCGCTTTTGACTATAAGGATAAGCATTGGCTTATAGGAAACCTTTCCAGAACTTCTGGAGTTAGCCGAGGTGTCTTTACTTATCCGTTTATGGCGTCACATAATACAACATCAACAATTTACAACCACGAAGTGGGGTACAATTATGATGGAGCTTCAATTTTTTGTGAAACTGGCCCTATTGCTATAGGTAGTGGAGATCAGGTTATTAATGTCACTGGTGTTATTAGTGATGAAAAAACGCAAGGCGATGTTGATTTAAAATTTAAAACAAAATTTCATCCAAATGACGTTGAAAGAACTTACCCGACATCAGGCGCATATAATCCAAGCAATCCAACAAGCGTTAGGTTTTCAGGGCGTCAAATAAAAATGAGAGTTGAGGGCGATCAAAAGACTGATTGGCAAGTTGGAACTATGCGTTTAGATGTTAAAGCAGGAAGTAAAAGATAATGCCAGTAACTCCACCTATTCTTGGCACTGACGTAAGGCAATGGGGCAGGCAGATAAATTTGTTCCTAGGTAAAAACTTAGGTAAATTATTTTTTAAAACTAGTGACGATAACCCAAGTGAAAACGGTATATTTTTATGGGATGAGGATAAAAACTATCCTGTAGTGTCAGCACAAAACTCATTTAAGCAGATAGCCATGAAGCAAACCACACCCACCTCTAGTATTGGGGCTGCTGGGGATGGGGCTGGGATGATCGCTTGGGATGGTAGTTATATTTATATTTGTACGGCTGCACATGATGGCAGTACAGCAATTTGGAAGAGGGTAGCACTGTCTACATATTAAATGCCTAAAGATACACAAGTAAATGAATTAGAAAGATGCCGCCCTTGGATAGAGGCGGCTTTGGAGTATAGTGGTGGCACGCATGGCTTTGACGATGTGGTGAAGGGCATACTTGATGGAAGTATGCAGTTGTGGCCTAGCCCAAGGGGGTGCATTGTAACAGAAATTGTGATATATCCTAAAAAAAAGGTACTAAATGTGTTTTTAGGCGGTGGTGAGCTAGATCAGTTGTTAGATATGCATAATGATGTTACAGATTGGGCAAAGAGTTATGGATGCGATACTTTAACAATTACGGGTCGTTTTGGATGGAAGAAACCTTTGAAGGCGCATGGTTGGAAACCATTGCACGCTTCATTTCAAAAGGAGATATAAGATGAGTGGTGGTAAAGGCGGTAGCAGTAGTACATCAGTAGAGATACCAGCATACATTCAGGATGCAGCTAAATCTAATTTAGGGCTTGCAGATAAAATATCTAATATAGGGTATACACCCTATTATGGCCCAGATGTGGCATCATTCTCCCCCATGCAAGATGCAGCCTTTAAAAACACTCAGGGTGCAGCTTCTGCTTTTGGTATGGATAGTGGCGCAGGGTCTTATATGCCTGAAGCAACAGAATTTGCTGGCGGTGTTAAGGGTTACTCATCTGCTCCTATTTTTGAACAGTCTGTAGAAAATTTAGCTCAGTTTAGGCCAGCGCAAAAACAATATATGGATACATTTTTTATGAACCCTCAAACGGGTCAGGCAGGAAGTAACGCTGCTCCTATGGGTAATGCAGAAAGTTTTGCGCCAAGTGGCTACACAAATTCATCCCCTTTAGGCGTTCAACCTATATCAAAAAACACAATGTCGAGGGGTAAATAATATGGGTGCAGCAGCAAATCCAAACATGGTACAACCAATGCTAGGTTTTGGGGGCAGTCCGTTTCAGCAAGCCGCACAAGCTCAAACAGGTGCTATGAATAGAACTGGTGCTGGTATGATGCAGACCGCAGCATCTGGTATGGCTAACTATCAAAACCCATACGAAAACCAAGTTGTGCAAGCCTCTATGAGAGACATAGGAAATAATGGTTTAATGATGCAGAATACTTTGGGCGCTCAAGCTCAAGCAGCAGGCGCATTTGGTGGTAGCAGGCATGGTGTAGCGGAAGCAGAACTTGCAAAAGGAACGCAACAGCAGATGCTAGATCAAGCTGCTAGATTAAGGCAGCAAGGATTTAACACAGCGCTAGGTGCTTCGCAGGCTGATTTGGGTAGGCAGTTGGGCGCGGCTGGACAGTTAGCAAGTTTAGGCAATCAATCGTTTAACTACGGTCAAGGAATTAATCAGCAACAAATGCAACAAGGGGCTATGCAGCAACAACTAATGCAAAATTTAATTAATGCAGGCAAAGGCCAGTATGATAATTTTGCTAATGCTCCAATGAATAAATTGCAGTTACCATTAGCAGCTTTAGGCCAAGCTCCAGTTCCTGAAACAAAAACACAAAGCAGACAATTAGGAATAATGGATTACTTAACCGCTGGCGCACAAATATATACTGGTATGCCAAGATTTTGAGGTGATATATGCTACCAAATGCTTTTAATCTTTCACAAGACGATGAACGTGATTTTAGACCTGTAGCAGCAGCCTTTGCTAAAGGGTTTAATACGCTTAGAACTTTTCCAGATCAGCAATTAAACGCTGATTTGCAAAACGTCATGCAGCAGCAAACTGCAAGAAAAGGCAGAAATAAAACTGTAGAGCTTTTGAAAAGTTACGGCACACCCGACATGGATAGATTGGCGTCAATGGTTCAGACAGGTGGTTTGGGCGCAAAAGACGCTTACAGTTTGATGTTTAATATGCAAGCGGAGCAAAGAGCTTCTGATCGTGCAAGAACAGCGGCTGATCTAAAGTATAGTAGAGATGTAAAGCTTGCAGAGCTTAGGTCTGGCGGTACAGGTACTACTAGATATAAAAATGCTATTGCCGCAGGACTTGTTCCCAAAACTACTGAGTTTGAAAGATTTATGCTTACAGGCAAGATTGATAACAGCTTTGAAGCTGAGTATCGAAAAACACTCACTAAGCCGCCTGCTGGTCAAGATTATGAGTTTGTATATGACGAAATGGGTCAGTTTCAAAATGTAAAACTTGTTAATATTGAAGGCGGCAAGCAGGAACTAACGGTAGGCAAGGAAGATCAAGCAAGATTTGAAAAATTTACCAATGAATCAAGGTCTGGAAGAATAGTTTTAGAAAATCTTGATAGAGCAATTGAATTAGCTAAAAACCCACTTGCTACAGGTCTAGCAGGGCAAGTTTTGGAAAATGTTGGGGCTAACTTTCTAACGGGTTCAGCCGCTGTAGATTTAGCTAAAACCGTTGAGACAGTTTCAGCCACAATTGGTTTTGATAGATTACAAAGAATGAGAGAAGAAAGCCCAACTGGTGGTGCGCTTGGTCAAGTAGCTGTGCAAGAACTTATAGCATTAAGAGCAACAATGGGTAGTTTAGACTTAAAGCAAAGTAAGGAAATTATAACAGGAAACCTAAAAAGAGTTAAAGAAGAATATATAACTTCAATGAAAAGAATAATTGATGCTGCAATTATGGACAATGAAAAAGGGCTTAAAAATAAATTTACAGGCAAAGTCGTAAGCCCTTATGATTTCTTTTCTGAAGAAGAAGTGCAAATGATACAAAATTTTGGTGTTGAGACAGGGCAAGAGGGGC